GAGAGCCCAGTACGCTGGATACCTCAATCCGTCTAGACGGTGGGATAGACCACAAAAAAATGGCCAAAAAAAATTCAGATCTGAGAAAGTCAATCAATATCATTCTTAGAAATGGCACAACAAAACTCAACACTGACCACATCGCTAACTAATTTAGGTCAGTCAAATGGTTCCGGAGATAAGAGGGCACTATACCTTAAATTGTTTTCCGGGGAAATGTTCAAAGGCTTCCAAAGGAACACGATAGCACGTGACCTAGTTATGAAGAGAACACTTCAGAACGGTAAGTCAATCCAGTTTATCTATACTGGTAGAACAACCCGGCAACAGCATACTAGGTAACTCCGATGGAGCACCTCCAGTAGCTGAAAAGACAGTGACTGTTGACGATCTATTGATCTCCAGTGCATTTGTCTATGAGCTCGATGAGACACTTTCTCACTACGACCTACGTGGTGAAATCTCTCGTAAGATCGGCTATGCACTAGCTGAGAAGTACGACAGAAAGATCTTCAGAGCTGTAACAAAAGCTGCACGTACTGCACACCCAATCACAAAGTCTAACTTTGTAGAGCCCGGTGGAACACAGATCCGTGTAGGTACAAACGCACAAGCTTCTGACGCTTACAACTCAAGCTTCCTAATCAACGCTTTCTATGATGCAGCTGCTGCACTAGACGAGAAGGGAGTTTCTGGTGAAGGTAGAGTAGCTGTGCTAAACCCAAGACAGTACTACGAACTTATCCAGAACGTAGAAACAAACGGCTTAATCAACCGTAACGAGAGAGGAGATGCTATCCAGTCAGGAAACGGCATCATTGAAATAGCTGGTATCACCATCTACAAGTCAATGAACATTCCTTTCTTCGGTAAGTTTGGTACTAATCTAGGTGGTTCTGCATCTGCAACAAACCCCGGCGTAGCTGCACCTACAAACACAGGTGACTTCGTTGGAGAGGCTATAGCAGACGAGAGAGCTGGCACATCTGCAACTAAGACTGTTAACACATACGGTAACAGTGACAACTTTAATAACAGTTGCGGACTAATCTTCCAGAAAGAAGCTGCTGCTTGTGTAGAGGCAATCGGCCCACAAGTACAGGTAACTTCTGGAGACATCTCAGTTGTATACCAAGGTGACGTAATTCTAGGTAGACTCGCAATGGGAGCTGATTCATTGAATCCAGCTGCTGCTGTTGAGCTTATTGCTGGAGCTGCGGTATCTAACTCTACAACAACTTTTGAGTAATTTATACGGGAGCTTCGGCTCCCCCTTTTTTATATGGCAACCACAACTATTGACATCGATACCGAACTATCCGCAGTGAACAATATACTGGGGGCTATCGGACAATCACCCGTAACCAATCTTAACTTTCAGAATCCTGAGATACAACTTATATATAATCTACTTCGTGATGCCAACGTAGACACGCAGGCAGAGGGGTGGCATTTTAATACAGAGTATCATGTAAAGTTCTCACCTAACACTAGCAAGAAGATAGCGATAGGTAATGATATACTTTCAATGGATTTACATGACAATCAAGCTCGCAGGCATTATGACCTTGTACGTCGTAAAGGTTTTATATATGATAAGATAGATCATACAGATGAATTTGACAATGACTTAGATTTAGATATTGTTAGACTATATGAGTTTGAAGATCTACCTATTGTATTCAGACGTTTTATTACATACAGAGCAGCTTCTGCCGCAGCTACACAACTTGTTGCAAACCCACAGTTAGTCAGATTACTTACTAATCAGGCTAGTCTAGCACGGGCAGCGTTACAAGAGTACGAGTGCAACCAAGGAGACCATAGTATGCTTGGATTCCAAGAAGATACTGCATATCAAACCTATCAACCATTTAGAAATCTAAGGAGATAATGTCGAGCGTAACACAAACTATACCTCAGTTCTCACTAGGTATGTCAGAACAACCTGACAACTTAAAGTTTCCCGGTCAGGTAACAGATATCGTAAACGCTATACCAGACGTTACTAAAGGACTGTTTAAAAGACCGGGTGCAAAGAGAATAGGAACTTCACCTCTAGCTAGTGTAGCATCTGGTGGTTCCTACTTTCACTATTTTCGTGATGAATCAGAAGGATCTTATATCGGACAAGTAGCACCAAACGGCACATATCAAGTATGGAGCTGTACTACTGGTAATGCTATGACAGTTAGGTACGGTCATCCAGCATGGAAATCAAACAGGGCTTATGTGTCTGGTGATAGGATTCAAAACGCTGATAAGATTTATGAAGCTCAGGCAGCTATCAGTGCTGGCGGTACAGCCCCAACACATTCATCAGGAACAACTAACGACTGGTTGTTTATAGAAGCTACATCAGCCGCACAAACTAGAATACAAAACTATCTACAAACAGCTACTCCAGAAAACTTACAGTTCTTAACAATTAACGATACTACATTTATTAACAATAGAGACAGCAGTGACTATACTCAAGCGGAGATAGATGGTGGTGGAACTCCAGCTGGCACATCGGCTGGTGACGCTAGAACTGTTACAACTGTAGGTACTACAGGTACTACACAGGCTGATAAAAATGTTAATTTTGCACTTGTAGAAGTATTACGAGCAGAGAACGGAAGACAATATGGACTTGATATTCATAACACAAGTACTCTATCACCAGTCAAGCGTGTTACACGACTTAAAGTTACTGATAATACTTTATTCGAGGGGCCAAGCTCAGGGCAGTGTCCGGGTATTGTTACAGAAGTATTTTCAGTAACTGCTGCATCTAGCTACACAGGTACAAAAGCTTCAACTGTAGCAGTTCGTGCACCAGTACAGACTTTTACATTCACTAATGCTGATGTTGTCCATAGTAATACTGCAAATATCAGTGGGATAACTGTGTCAGCATCAACGATGGCTTCTCTAACTACTGGAGAAGAGTTTACATTTACAAAAGGTAGCACCAATCTTAAAGCTAATGGGTCTAATATTGCAGACGGTAGTAACTTATTTATCATTGCACACCCAACATCTGGTCATGCTACTACTATTAAGTTTGCTGAAACTGAAGCTGATGCTATTGCTGGTACTAGCGTAACACTTACAGCAGTTAACACCAGCAGTTCTGTTGTCCACACAATGACCACTCTTGGAAACAAAATAACCAGTGGTAGAGATAATTTAATATTTAGAATCAATACTTTAGGTCAGCAAGGCCCCAATCCGGGTGGTACTAATTTTAACTCTTCTGATGACTATGTATGCTCTTACCAAGTAGATGTAGTACTGCTACATGGTGGCGAAGGTTGGATAGTTGGAGATCGAATCCAAGTCACCCCTTTAACCAATACTAAAGGTGGAGGAACATCAGGCACACTAGCAAAAACTACTGGAGTAATTTATACAGTCGAAGTCATGGCGATAGAAACTTCTCAGGTAGAGGCTACAGTAGTTAGTGCAAACGATGGACTCATCAGACCTGAGCCTACACCATTTGATTCAGATACAACAGTTACTCCTGATACTATCTTAGGTAGTATACAGACACAGGTTAATGCTATTTCTGGTATCAGTTCAAAAATTATAGGTAATGGTATCTACATATTTAGTGATACTCAACCGTTTACTGTTAGTGTAAATGAATTAGATTTGATGAGAGTTATGCAAAGCTCGGTCAATGATGTACAAAGCTTACCCAATCAATGTAAGGATGGTTACATAGTTAAAGTAGCTAACTCTTTACGAGCTGAAGAAGATGATTATTACTTAAAGTTTGAAGGTAAGAACGGTAAGGATGGTGGTGGTACATGGGTAGAATGTGCAAAGCCGGGTATAGCTAAGAGTTTAACTAACATGCCTCTAGCTTTACAACGTACTGACACTACTGAGTTTACTATGAAGGAGTTTGTCTACGATGACAGGGATGTTGGAGATGATGTAACTAACCCAATGCCTTCATTTGTAGGCTCACGAATCAATAAAGTATTATTTTTCCGTAACAGACTGGCTCTTTTATCAGGAGAAAATGTAGTAACTTGTAGGCCGGGTACTCTTGGTAGACCTGACTTCTTTATTGAAACAGCTCTTACAGTCTCAACATCTGATCCTGTAGATATATCTGCTGCCTCTATGTTCCCGTCTGATTTATTTGATGGTATAGAGATAAACGTAGGTTTACTTATATTTAGTACCAATCAGCAGTTCTTGTTAGCATCTGATGATACAGTGTTCAACCCTGATACAGCTAAACTAAGATCAGTATCTACATTCAATTATAACGAAAAGATGGCTCCTATATCTTTAGGAACTACTGTTGCTTATATAGATAACTCTGGTAAGTTTAGCAGATTCAATGAAATGGCTAATACTCAAAGAGAAGCAGAGCCAAATGTAATCGAAGTAAGTAAGGTTGTACCTACGTTATTACCAAAAGATATAGATTTAATTACTAACTCTAGAGAAAACTCTATTGTACTTATAGGTAAGACAGATACAGATACTGTATTTGGTTACAAGTATTTCCAGACCGCAGATAGACGAGCACAGGCCGCGTGGTTTAAATGGAAACTAAATGAGAATTTAAGATATCATTTTATTATAAATGATGAATACTTCTTTTTAGATACAGATAATTATTTACAAAGTATCAAGCTTGTGCAGACTGAAAATGACCCTTCAACAACTATTAACAATGTCGACTTCTTACTTCATGTGGATAATCATACTACTGTTAGCGGTGGTAACTTTAACCCAACTACAAACACCACAACCTTCAGTGGTGTGGGCTGGCTAAGTACAGTTAGCTCACCTAATCACGATTTAGTGGTTATTGATAAAGGTACTTCTACTAACAATCAAGGTAGGTATGGTAAATGCACTGCCTCAGGTACAAGCTTTACTGTGCCGGGAAACTGGCAGGGAGTAACGCTAACAATAGGTTATTTATATCCATACCAAGTTAAACTTCCTACACTATATCCTACTAAAGTTTCTGGATCACAGTCCTCAGCAGATGTAAACGCATCTTTAGTTTTACACAGAGTCAAGTTTCACTTTGGTAAAATAGGATTGTATGAAAGTACACTTGAACGTGTAGGTAAAGCAAATTATACAGAGGTTTATGAGTCAACGAACATGAACATCTACAACGCGTCAAGAGCACCTTATCTAGAGGAGCACATACAGACCGTACCTGTGTATGAGAAAAACACAAACGTTGAAATAACACTTAAATCATCACACCCTGCCCCAGCTACGCTACGAGCTTTGTCTTGGGAAGGAGACTATTCACCCAAATATTATAACCGTGTATAAAGTAGAACTAACAGAAACAGAACTTAGATACTTCTATTGGAGAATGAAAACCAACAGATGGTATGAAAGATATGTTCAAAGAGGAATGAAACAGATGCCATGGGAGCCATGGATGAAAGGCACTTTAGATAAACTCACCCCAATATATGAAAGTCTTAAGTAAATATATACACAAACTAACACCAGAGGCTGCCGCAGAGGTGGCCTCCAACTTACGCCCAGATGACTTCAGAGAGATCTCAGAGGGCTATGGACTAGATCCAACTATCTATCTACCCATGATGGCTCAATCACCCTCTGGAGTCTATTTTACGTCGCCTAGCGGCAAGATTGCTGGAATGGCTGGCGTAGGTGAACAAGGAGATATATGGATGCTTTGCACTCCAGTGATCCATGAAAAACCGATTTTATTTGCAAGAGAGGCCAAGCGGTATGTCGATAACCGTACTGAACCACTCCTTTGGAATAAAGTTGACTACAGGAATAAAGTACACTTAAAATTACTTAAGTTCCTTGGCTTTAAATTCTTACGTAAGTTTGAATGGGGGCCGAACAATGTAACATTTATTGAATTTTGCCGTGTGCGTAGACGCTAACAGAGGAGCTAGAGCTGCTGCTAGACAAAAGAAGCTAGAAAAAGACACGATCTTTGAGCAGCAAAGGCTACAATATTTTAATAAAGAAACAAGTTTTAGACGAACAAAAGATAGAAACATTCTAGGTTACAGCCGTGACCTAAGTGATGCCTATGTACGAGCTATATATGCTCAAGGTAAAGGTCGTCTTAGAAATCAAAAGCTTGTTGCAAATTATTTTGCCAAGAAAAAAGTAAACCAAGGCGGTAGGAGTAGAAAGTTTGGACGAGCAGAGTATCAGCAACTACTCAGAAAACAAGGAGAAATACAAGGAGTAGTAGGCAACATGTTTGGTAGAAACATGGCATATGCTGCTACTGGTGCAAGACGTAAACTTCTAGCTGCAAACGCTGGAGCAAGAGAAAAGCTAGGTATACCAGCATCGTATGGTGCTCCTGTAATGATGCCACCTACTGATAGATTAACAGGTGCATTACAAGTAGCGGGACAAGTGGCCGGTAT